GGTAGTTCTCCAGGAGATTGCTCGCTCGGCCGACGCCGGGGCGAATGGAGCAGTTCGTTGCGTTTGTAGCATGCTTATTTCGTCGGTAGAGGTTGATGCAGCTACCCACCGGAATTCAGCCTGCCGTTGAGTTCGATAAAAATTGAACCACTCCGCCCCACCAGGATGGTAGTTGCTCGACGGCAACTCGCTGCAACCTTTCATCGAGCAATCCTCAAAGCCTGCGGCGCCCAAAGCGCTCAGGCTTTGTTGTTTGCCGGCATCGAGTGTCAATCAAGCTGACGAGCGCCACTATTAAATTTCACAGTTGCCGCCTTGCGGAGACGTTGCATACTTGGTTGCATGGTCACGCCTTCGCGTCCACGCATCTATCTCGCCGGCCCGGATGTCTTCCGGCTCGATGCGGCGGAGCACATGCAGAGGCTGGTGCTGGCCTGCGAAGGATTGGGACTCGAGGCGCTGCCGCCCTCCGACGGGATGCCGCCCATCACTGCCATCGGCAAAGAAGCCCAGTACATCTTCGACACGAACATGGCCAGGTTGAGCGTGGCTGACGGCGTCATCGCGAACCTCGAGCCCTTTCGCGGCACCGAGCCCGATTCAGGCACGGTGTTCGAGGTCGGCGCGGCGGTGGCGATGGGACTGCCCGTGGTGGCATACGGTGTCAGTCGCACCTACGCGGAGCGGGTGCAGCGCCTAATGCGGGTTGTTCGCACAAACGGCGTCCTCCGAGATCCAAAGAACTACGTGGTCGAGGACTTCGACCTTCCGCTGAACTTGATGCTTGCATGCTCGGTCCGGATCGAAGATACGTCGGAGGAAGCGCTGGCAGCGCTTGCCGCGCTGTTCGCCGGCCTTGGGTCGGGTCCAATCATCCACTGAGGTCCGCCACTCTCGACCTGATCCGGGAATGGTTTCCCTTCCCGTCCACCCTCTTCTGGTCGGTCTTGTAGCTCTGCCTCTTTCCGTCGCTGCCGAGCCGCCTATCCCGTGCCTCATCGTCGGCGTCAGCGACGGCGACACCCTCACCGCGCGCTGCGGCACCGAAGACGCCTACGAGCAGGTCGAAATCCGCCTCGCGTCGATCGATGCGCCGGAGAAGCGCCAGCCGTTCGGGCAACGCTCGAGGCAGTCTCTCGCCCGGCTCTGCCACCTAGAGAACGCGGCGGTCTTTCCGCGCGAGCTGGACCGCTACGGCCGCACCGTGGCGGACGTGGAGTGCCGGGGAGAGGAAGCGGCGACGAGCGCTACGCCAAAGTGGCGGACGCGCCCCTCTACAGGGCTCCGGATGCAGCGCGGGAGGGCCCCATAGGACTATGGCGCGACGCCGCGCCCGTCGCACCCCGGGAATGGCGAAAGAGCCAGCGAGCTATCGCGGCTGAATAGCTGGCGTGGGGCCTGCCTCGCCGATCAGCCGGGCGCGGCACGATCGATAGGCCTCGTTCACCTGGTCAGCAAGGAAGGCGTCTTCATCCGCTCCAGCCTCCGGGTCTGGAAGTAGCCCAGGGGCAGCGGCTGCACCTTCTGGACGATCGTCGGCACCGGCGGCTGCTTGAGCCGCGGCGCCAGCACCACCGTCCCCACGTCCGGCAACTTCGGCGGCGCGCTGCATGCGCTCGCGGCGCAGGCGATCACGCAGGCCAGCAATGGTCGAAACGTTGGTTGCATCGGTCTTCTCCTGCGCCGCGTGCGCGGCGTCGATTCGCTTCTGTTGGGCCAGCACGCTGGCAGTTAGGGCGGCCAACTGCTCGCGAGCTTCGGCCTTCTGCCGCTCGACGGCGGCCGCAAGGCTGTCGCGCTGCCGCCGCGCGGCGTCTCGCTCGCCGCGCGCTTCCTTGAGCTGTTTCGTCAGCGCTCCAGCGCGCGTGCGCTCGACACAGCCGGCGCCCCACCCCGCGACCGCGAGGGCCAGCAACAGCCATATCGCGAGGTTGCGGAGATCCGGCATGTCAGGTGGCTTGCAGTGCGGCCACGATGTCGGCGGCCGTGCTGGCGGCCGTGAGTGTGCCGATGGCGGTGATCGCGCCGGCGCTGAGCCTCGGCGTGTTGCCGGCCAGCGCTGACGCGGCCGTGGTGCCCACCGCCAAGTTCGAGGTACCGGCGCCGATTGCGCTTCGCGCTGCGGCGGCATCCGCGCCCGCAGCGATCACTGCGGGCTTGCCGGTCACTTCGCTCCACGCCGGCGCATAGTTGCCTGCCTTGGCCGTTGCCGCCGTGGTGCCGATCGTCAGGCTGCTGGTGCCCGCGCCGATCGCCGCGCGCACGGCAGGGGCATCGGCCGCGGTGAGGACCGATCTTCCGATCACGCTCGCATCGGTGATGTCGTCGGAGGTGACAGTCGACGGGCCGCCGGAACCCCCATCGAGAGTGCCCTTGATGACGATCTGCGCCAGCTCGGAGGAATTGGTCTTGACGCCCACCGGCGCGCCGTACGGCTGCCAGCCCGCTTCGATGGCCTGGGAAACGATGAGCTCGATCTGATCGAGCGGTGCGCGCAGCACCTTGTAGTCCGTGATCGGCATGGAAAGTCCTTTCAAGCAACTGTGCCGGCAGGACCGGCAGGGATAGATCTATTGCGCGGCGATGCAGGCGCTGTGCCGTTCCAGCTGGCGCAGCCACACGCCCTTGCAGCCCTTCGGCCCCCAGTTCCGGGGCAGCTTGCAATCGCGGCCGGCTTGAAAGCGCCAGTTCAGCAGGGCATCGCAGGCCGCCCGGTATTCGCCGCGGAGCAGCCAGGTGAGGGGCGACTTCGGCTTGCGCCAGTTGCCAATCCCGTACTGCCCCACGAAGTTCATGTAGAGATCGAATTCCTCGGGGTAGAGCTCGACGCCCGGCAGGCTGGCAGCGAAGCGCTCCTCGTCGGCCTTCATGAGATTTCGCGCCAGCTCGCGCGCTCGCGGGCGCGTGATTGGTGGGTCGGTCATCCTGACCGGCGCGCCGTTTTCGTAGCGGGTGGAACCGTGGCCGATCGTCGGCACGTCGCCTTGGGTTGGGATGTACGGCTTGTGGACCTCGACGCCGTCCGCGCGGATCGCGGTCGGGCCGTCCCCCTCCTCTGCCTGCCATGCAGCGAACCCGGCGGCCGACATAGTGAGCACGGCAACGAGCATGCGCACCCGCTTCATCAGCCCTCCTCCCCAAGTTCGCCCAGGTCGGTATCCGATCGCATGCCGCGTCGCAGCCGCCAGACGCGCAGCTCGTGCTCGATCGCCTGTCTGCGATTGGCCTCGCGCTTGTAGTACCAGGCCAGGACCAGACCGCCGATAGCAACGAGCGCGCCCACCAGCCCGAAGAACTCGTTAGAGAGAAACCACCCGACACCGGTCATGCCAACGCCCGTCGCGGACGCTTTACCGCCGACGGCGGCTAGGGTGTCGATGGTTTCGTTTCGCATGCCCTCGATGATTTCGAGACAAGCTTGCTTGGTCGAACCCTAGAGGGGGCCTGGAAGGTGTCGCCGACCGGGTGCTGCGCGATCCGACGGCGCGACGCGCGCGTTGCCTACGTGAGTACCCGTCCGATCACAGCATCCTGCCGAATCCACTCACCAGACGGAGCATCAGATGCCGATTAAAACCGCCGCCGACTTGTTCATTCACGACCTTTCCGACACGTACAGCGCGGAGAAGCAAATGACACGCTCGCTACCCAAGCTAGCAAAGGCTGCCACTGATCCGTCGCTGGCCCAGGCATTTGAAGATCACCTCGAGGAGACACGAGCGCAGGTCGAACGCATCGAGGAAATCGCCGAGGCACTCGGCCTGAAACTCAAACGCATCAAGTGCGAAGGCATGGCCGGCTTGGTCGAGGAGACCATGTCCATGGTCGACCAGGTCGAGGAGGGTCCGGTTCTTGACGCTGCGCTGATCGGCTCGGCCCAGAAGGCCGAGCACTATGAAATCGCAAGCTACACCTCGCTGATCCTCATGGCGAAGAAGCTTGGCTATACCGCGGCAGTTCCCCTTTTACAGGCTACGTTGGCTGAAGAAGAAGCGACCGACAAGCGTCTTGGGGCGATGGCGGAGGCCAGTGCCATTGAGAAGGCGGAGTCACAGAAGTAGGACAGAGTCCACTCCGCGTGATTAAGCAAGTGGTGCTTGGCGCACGCGAACAATCTCGTCCCGAAGTTGCTGCCTTAGAGCTCGCGGCGCCGTGTCGGCAATTCGCTCGTCCTTGGACTTCCGCATTTCTCGCACGCGCCGCATGATGTCCGGCACCCGGATCAACATCTGTTGATCTGGGTTCCTTCGGTTCCACGCCACCACCTGCTCGCGGGCCTCCTGCACTTTCTCGGGATCTCCCTCGAAGATGCCCTGCGCCCACAGCGCACGGATGTCCTGGGCGCGCAGGTTATAGAAGGCCTTGGCGCCTTGGCCGAAGCGGTTGGCCTCTTGTATCGTGGCCACGCTCTGCGGTTGGAAGCCGATCGCCTTCAACGCCGCCTCCAGGGTGTTGGTGTCCAGAACCTTGTAGCCCTTTGCATCCCGGTACATGCCGGTGGCGGCCATGTCGATCCCCTTGGCCGCGTTGCGCACCGCGGCCGGGGACATTTCCAGCACGCCGGCCCCCACGTTGCCGGTCAGGATCTGGTGGCCGCCGCTCAGGATGCGGCTGGCGAAGTCGCCCGCCGGGCCGGCGACCTCAAGCACGTCGCGCGCGTGGCTCGTCTTCTCCATCAGCAGGCCCGTACCCGGGATCAGGTTGCCCATGCCCAGCCGGCCGGACACATCGAGGGGCGCGCCGGGCAAGCCACTCACGCCCTTGTCGATGAACTGGACCAGCCCGCGCGGCAAGAAGCCCTCGAGGAACTCCTGGCGTGCCTTCTTCGTCGAGAAGTTGTATCCAAGCAGTTGGGCGAGGCCGTCAGCGGCATCCTCCAGGTCTTCGGCGAACGGCAGCCCGCCGGCGCCGCCCATCAGCAGCAGCACCGCCAGGGCCAGCAGCGCCGCGCGCTTCCCTTCCGGTCCGCCCTGGGTGTACATGCGGTGGAGGAGCTCCAGATAGGCGACGCTGTAGGTCTTGAACGTCATCAGCGTGCCGCCGATGGCGCCACGCGCCCACTGCATCTTGTTCGCCTTGCTGTACAGGAACTGGGTTTCGGTGATCGCCTTCCGGGCGAAGCCCGCCGGGTCGGCCATCCCTTGCGCCTTCGCCGTGCGGTAAGCCGCAATGAAGGTCAGCCGGCGGTTCACCTGCTCGGCAGCGCCGAACAGCTTGCCCCACGCCAGCGAGAGCCGCGACATCGCGTTCTGCCCCAGCGCCTGCAGCTCGCCGGCGCGCGTTCCGTCGCCGCCGCGCAGCGTACTCGTGCCGCGGGCCTGCGCCATCAGTTGGTGCACCTCCTGCGGCGCCACGGTGCCCTCCGCCTCGGCGCGCTTCAACGCCACCGCCAGCTCCGGCTCGATGTTTCGGCCGCGGGCGGCCATGTCCTTTGCGGCGCGGCCGATCTGCGCCGCCGCGGCGCGCGCGCCGCCGAACTGGCTCAGCCACGGGAAGGTCACGGCCACCGGCTGGCTCATGTTGACGAAGGCCGACGCCACAGACCCGCCCAGGTACTGGGCGAACAACAAGCCGCGCACCGCCTGCGCCTCCTCCTGCGGGTTCTTCACGTATTCGGCCAGGCGCACCGCCGCGTCCTTCAACTCGCCCTGCTCCTTCGGGATAGCGTTCACCGCCTCGCCAAGGTCTCCCATGTGCAGGCCGGCGGCAGTCTGGCGCGCGTTGCTGTAGACGAAGGCGGCGAGCACGCGGCCCACGTCTTCGCTGAATCCGGCGATGCCCTTGCGGTGGATCAGGCGACGCATGGCGCTGCGGTTGGTCTTCGTCAGCCGCAGGTATTCCTGGAACGCCCGGTCCTGCGCGCTGTCGCCGGTGGAGTCGAGGCCGAGCGCGTTGCCGAACAGCTCGAGCGTCTCCGGGGTCACACCGGCGAAGAGCTTGAATGCCTCCTCCGAGAGCGTGCCTTGGCTGACCGCCGCTTCGCCGAACTCCTCGCGCATGCGCGCCGCCATGGTGTTGGCCTCGCGCGCCGTCTCGAACAGACCGAAGTACTGCCGCTCGCCGGCCTTGTCCACCACGTCCACTGTGTAGCGCCCGAAGCGCGACAGCGGCGCGTACCCGCGAACTTGCAGGTCGCGCACCTTGTCGGCGCGGTCGATGATGCCGTTCGCGGTGTTCAGCAGCAGGGTGGAGCGGTCGGGCTGCTTGCTGGCCAGCCGCGCCAGGTGGTCGCGGAGCACCACGGCCGCCGCCTGTGCATCCGGAGCATCCATCACCATGTCGCGCAGCGCCTTCGCATCGTCGCCCGCGAAGCGCAGCATGTCAGCGCGTGCCATGGTGTCGAGGCTGCGGTCGGTCGCCTCGCGGAATTCGCGGTACAGCGCGATCTGGCTATTGGTGAGATTGAACATCGAGCGCAGTTCGGCGTCGGACCACACCACGCCGGCCTGCAGCATGCGCGATTCGAAGCGGGTCTCGACGGCTTTCTCGTAGGAGTCCAGGGGCATGCCCTTCCAGGCCCGCAGCATGCGCTCGTCGATCTGGCCGTTGCGCAGCAGGCGCTGCGCCTTCTGGTCGGCGGTGAGCTCTGCGGCCGCGTCGATGAGCGACTGCACCGGCACCGGCTTGCCCGATTCGTCGCGCGCCCAAGACAGCGTGCCCTCGAACACCGGCTTCGCCACCGCCGCGTTGTCGGCGGCCGATACCGGCGCCTTCCTGATGTCGCGCCACATCTCCAGCTTCGGCAGCAGCTTGGGCGCCAGCTCGGCGGCGTCGTTGGCGTAATAGCTCACGTCGTCGACGAACCCTTGCGCCGCAGCGAACACGCCTTTGAATGCGGGAGATCGCTCGGCGAGGTTGTACATGGTGCCCACGCTGCGATGCCACCACGAGAGCTTGCCGGGCGCGTTGAAGGTCTTGTTGAGCTCCGCGGTCGCAGTCTTGGCGAAACCCTGCACGGTGGCCCGGCTGAACCGAATGTCCGGATCGGTGCTGCTGAACGCGCCGGTGTTTCCGATCGCCGACTTCACCTGCGTAGGCTCGAACGCCACCATCTCCACAGACCCGTCTTCCAGGTAGTGCACGGCGCCGTCGTGCCCTCGGGCCTTCAACTGCGAAGTGAACGCATCGACCTGGGCTTGCGTGGCGCGTCGGAGCTGCTGCTTCCGTGCCACCGTGATGACGAAGGGGTTGCGCACCGCAAAGTAAAGCGGCATCACCTGCGAGCCGCCCGGCCCGCGCTTGGCACCGGCGTAGTAAGTGGCGTCCGACGGATCGCTCGCGCCGTACACGCCGCGGCCGAGCCAGCCTACGTCTTTTCGGTTCGGGTGTCCGATGTCGAAGGCGGTGAAGTCGTCGCGCGTGCCGTGAAAGAAGACAACCGGCGCTCCATCTCGGCCAACAGGCCCGGTGGACCCCGGAAACGTGACTCGCCCAGTCTGATCTGGTGCGCCAGGATTCGCCGCCATGTCGCCCGGTCGCTGTACGGCGTCGACATCCTGGACTCCTCCGCCGTCCACGGCTCGGCCGGGGGCAGCTCGTCCAGGATCGCCTGCAGCGACGGCCAAATCGGTGTTGGAGTTGACATCGCCGGCACTGTACCAGCGCCAGAAGTTCTCTACACCCTGGTCGGTGGAGGCGATCGGGGCGCCCAGGCTGTTCACCGGGTCGGGCGCCGCTGCCCCGCGGCTGAAGTGCAGGCCGTCGCCCGGGCCGCCATTGGGGCCGCCCTGCTCCACCATGCGCCGGGCCGGCAGGATGAAATTGCGCACGATCTCGTCGTCGGTCATGCGCATGTTGCTGAACCCGGGCACGTGCGTGCGCAGCCAGGTGCGGATGGCGGCGATCGCGCGCCGCACGAAATGCAGGTCGGGCCGCGTCTGGGCCATTTCTGCCAGCACCTCCTCGGCGGCGGCCATCCGGTCGAGCCGGTTGACGCCGCGCAGGCCGTATTCCTTGATCTTCGCCTCCACTTCGGCACGCCGCATGGTGGCAACCTGCTGCAGGATCGGTTGCAGGCTCTTGCCAAAGGTGCTGCGCAACCCGTGATGGCCGAGCACCTCGTGGAAGAGCACGCGCGCCGCATCGTTCGAGCTGGGTAGCCGCGAAGCCATCAGGTAGGCCTTGCCGCGGTAGTAGAAGCCCTCCGGCGCGCCGCGCGCGCCGCCCGAGCGCTGCTTGAGGTCTGCGCGGCGGGCCGCCTCGGGCACCACCGGATCGCTCATGTCGAAGGCCACCACCACGTCGGGGCCGTTGCCCCAGGCCGAGCGGATGGCGTTCACCGTCTTCGAGACGGACGCCACCGCCTGGGCGCGAGCCTCGGGCGAATAACTCGGGCGCAGCGCACGCATCGCGTTGGCCACCGCAGCGGGCAGCGATTCCGTGCCGTCGCGTCGGAACTGCGCAGCATCGGTGCTGCCGCCGAACTCCTCCAGCGCATCGCCGAACCCGTGTTCAAGGAGTTGCTGGCGCTGGTCGGCCATGGCCTTCGAGAGCGCCGGACGCTGGCTCACCGGGATGTCGGGGCCCTTTGCGACGAGGCGGCGCTGCACGCGGCGGTGCGCCTCGCGCGCCTCTTCCAGCTCCTTGGCCTGGCCAAACGACTTGCCGGCCTGCTCGCGCATTTCCACGGCGGCACGCTTCGCTTTCTCGATCTCTGCGGTCAAGTCGGCGATATGAGCCGGGATGCGATTCACATAGTTGCCGAACCGGGTCAAGAATCCGGCCGGCGACGGCAGAACGTCTTTCGCCGGACGATAGTTGTCCAGCCCGCCGGTGGGCGAATTGAGCTCCACATGGTCGGGCGTGCCCTCGAGCGCGAACGTCACGCCCCGGTACTCGAACTCCTCGCGCCCGCCGCTCACGAACACGTGATCGATGGCGCGCTTCACCGTCTTGATCGCCGCCTCGCGGTCGGTGATCTTCTTGCCCCCCACCTTCAACCCGGCGAAACCGTCCTTCGGTACCGGATTGGCGTCCGCCGCGGCCTGCATCTGGCGGAAGGTCGCCAGTTCGCGCGGGCCCCAGTCGTCGGCGAAACGCTGCTGGTCGCGCGCGCGGCGCACCATCGCGGAGGTTTCGTCGGCGTGGGAGGCTTGCAGCGACTCCAGGCGGCGCACGTCGTTGCGCAGCCGGGTTTCCTCAAGAATGAGCGGGTCACCGGACGCGGCCGCCTTCATGTCGGCCGCGTTGGCGGCCTCGCCCTCGATGTCATCGATCTCGTTGAGCGTACCGTCGTAGTTGCGCAGCTGCTCGATGCCGCGCGCCTTATGTTCCAGGATCTGCCAGCGTCGCGTGTCGTACGTCTGCTCGGTGGCATAGCGGTAGATCTCCACCTCGAAACCATCCGGGTCACGCGCATAGAGCGCGTTGCCGCGGCGGATGATGCGACCCTCGCGCTGCTCAAGGTCGCTCGGCCGCCAGGGCGCGTCGATGTGGTGCAGCCCGACGAGGCGCTCCTGCACGTTGGTGCCGGCGCCCATCTTCGGCGTGGAACCCAGCATGAATCGGATGTCGCCACGGTTCACCGCCTTGAACAGTTTGTCCTTGGCGGCTGGCGTGTTGTAGTCGTGGATGAAGGCGATCTCGCGCTCCGGCACGCCGCGTGCCACCAACTTGCTCTTGATGTCGTCGTAGACAGAGAACGCCGTGGCGCCGGACATGCCCGCGATGTCGGACAGCGAGACCGATTCGGTTTCCTCGGTCTCGATCTCGTTCGCGTTGTTGTAGTCGTCGATCTCGTCCTGCTCGATGTCGCCGAGGCGGTCGCGCGCATCGATCCAGCGTTGGCGCCGCGGCGGATCGTTCATGATCTGCGCGGCCCAGTCGGTGGCAACGCCCTTCGCCGGCAGGCCGGCATGCACGCGCAGCCCGGTCGCCGCGTCATAGATGGCGAAGGACTTGGCCTCCTTACCGCCCTCCTTCACTACGAAAAACGGCAGGTCTTCGAAACCGCGGACGGTGTGCATGGTGCCCTTCTTGTGCACCAGCGCGCCGTTCTCGCGCACATACACCCGGCGCTCCTTGGTGCCGAAGCCGCTGCGCGCCGACAGAGGCACCGACAAGTCGCAGAAGACCAGCTGCGTGCCGAGGTCTGCGTTCCATTTCCGGTATGCGGCCACCATCCGGTCGACCGCGAGGTTGATCTTCGATCCCTCGAAGTCCGGCGCCGCGGGATCGATGAGGCGGTAGTCGAGACCCGCCTTGTTGGCTTGGCCGGTCAGCGACAGCGCATTGACCTTGCCCTTCGTCTCCTTGGTCAGCCGCTTCAAGTCCGCGAACTGGCCGAGGATGGACTTCGGATCTACCTTGATCTTCGGCGACAGCGCCGCCTCCACCACCAGGAGGCGCGCATCCTCTTCGGTCTTGGCCGTGCCGATGAGGTTGCGACTCTCCTTGCCGTCGGCCAGCGGCACGCGCACCTCCGCGCGCCAGGTGTCGCCCTCGTTAGCCTTTTCCACCAAGGCACGCTCGCCCGCCAGCGGATTGAAGCCGAACTGCACTCGTCCGCTTTCGCCGATGTCCAGTTGCGGCACACCCATGAAGTTCGCCACCTGGGGCGAGCGCTTTGCCACCACGTTGAAAGGCCGCCCGCCAGCGAGCTTCGGCACCGGGAAGCTGCGGCCGCGGGCCTCTTCCTGCGCCTTCAGGTCGTCGAGCGTCACCGTATCGGCAAACGACTGGTACATGGCCATCAGCGCCGGCAGGTTCTTGAACTTGGCGAAGCGTGAGGCTTGCCGGTATCCCGTGCCCGACGGCGACACCTCGTACAGCGACTCCACGCTGCCGAACTGCTTGGCCCAGGCGTCGAAGACGTTCAAGCCCTGAGCCTTGAGCGTCGGGTACTGCAAGAAGCGCTGCATGTTGAACATCTCGACCAGGCTGTTCGATACCGGCGTGCCGGTCGCGCCCATCAGCGGGGCCTTGTCGCCCAGCGCGCTGAAGAGGTACTGCGCCTTGACGAACAGGTCGAACGCCTTGTCGGAGCCGCCGGGATTTCCCATGCCGGGGACGCGCTCCATGGTCGAGTTGTAGAACAGGTTCTTGAACTCGTGGAGCTCGTCGATGGCGAAGGCATCAACACCCAGCTCGTCGAAGGTCACCACCTTGTCGCGCTCGCCGAGCGCCTGCACGCGCTGCTTCATACGAGCCTCGAGGCGGGCTTTGATGCCTTCCATGTCGCGCACGATGTTGCGGTCGCCGCGGGCGCGCTTCATCTCTTCGATCGCGTCGGCAAGCTCGGTGATCTGCTCCTCCAGCACCGCCCTCTCGGTCTCGGCCGGCAGCGCGATCCGCTTGAGCGACGAGTGGCCCACGATCACGGCATCCCAGTCGCCGGTGATGATCTTCGAGAAGAACTTCTCCCGGTTGCCCTTGGCGAAGTCGTCAGGCGTGGCGGCGAGCACATTGGCGGCGGGGTACAGCCGCGAGAACTCGCTGCGCCATTGCAGCGTCAGGTGGTTCGGCACCGCGACGATCGGTTTGCGCGCGATGCCCAGGCGGCGCATTTCCATGATGGCCGCGACCACCTCGAAGGTCTTGCCGGCCCCGACGACGTGATCCAGCAGGACCTGGCGTTCCTGCAGCGTGCGCCACACCGCGCTCTTCTGGTGTGGCAGCAGCTCCATGGCCGGGGACATGCCCGGGAACGTCATGTGCGAGCCGTCGAATTTCCGGACCACGATGCGGTTCATCTTCTCGTTGTAGATGCCCGCCACGCGGTCGGCCCGGTCCGGATCGCTCCACAGCCAGCGCTGCCACTCCGCTTTCATTGCTGTCTGCTTCTCGCGCGCGGCTTCGGTTTCCTTCTCCAGAACGACCGTACGGGTGCCGCCGCCGGGCTCCCGGTGGGTTTCGGTGACCACCACGCCTTGCCCGGCCATCGTGCGCTGGAAGATGGCCTGCGCGGTCATCTTGCTGATGCCCCACTTCGCAGCGTTCAGCGCCGGGTTGGGCTGCGAGGTGAACTCCACCAACCATTGCCCAGTGGCACGCAGGTAGGTCACACGTGCTTCGGCGCCCGTCACCTCCGCAGCGAACTGCTGGAACAGCTCCGGCGGGATGAAGCCCGCACCCATCGCTGCGTGGATCTCGCTGGGGCGCTTGTCGGCCGGGATGACCTTGCGCAGCGCCTCCACGTTCCGGCGCAGGCTCGGGTCGTCGCGCGCCGCGGCTTCGGCCTCCGCCAGCTTCGTCTTCACGTCGCCCGACAGATATTCGTCCGCCATGACCAGACCGGCCATGGGGTCGGTGAACACCACGTCGCCCAGCTCTGCGACGATGTCGGCGGCCGGCTTGTCGTACAGGGTCTCCATGTACGCGGTGTCCACGCGGCCCTTGTAGTTCAGGCTAGCCAGCAGCGCGTCCTTGGCGTTGCTGACCTTGATGTTGTCGGTCGGCGGGAACATCACGCGGCGCGTGAAGATGTCTGCCTTGTCCGCCTTCGGCGCGCGCGGTTCGATGTCCTCCCGCTCCGCCACGGCCTTGCTCACGCCGCGGTCATAGTCAAACTCGAGGGCCAGCACCAGCGCCGATTCCGTGTCGTCGAGGAAGATCCTGCGGTTGGTCGGATCGTTGAGGTAGCCGTTCTTCGCGCGGAAGGCGTCGTAAAGCCGGTTCAGCTCGCGGCGATGCGCCTCGACCTGCGCCTCGGTCGATTCGGACGAGCGTTCGAGGCGCATCTGCGCGCGCAGGGCGTCGCGCAGGCCGATCATGCCCTTCATGCGATCCGCCGCCTTGAGGTTGGGAGGCGCCCAGGGCTCGGCGGTGCGCTTGCCCAGCGAATCCGGCCCGCGCAACTGCACGCGGCCCTTGTCGTCGACGTAGTAGGAGCCGACCTTGATGCCGTCCGGCACAACCACGTCGGCTGCCTCCCGCTCGTGCGTGCGCTCCACCGGTTGAAACACGTCTTCGGGCAGGCTGGCGGCCCAGGTCTTGAGCTGCTGGGCAAGATCTCCGTTTGGCTCCACCGTGTACTCGCCCGCGCGGTACATGCTGCCGGCCGCCGCCGATGTGCCCAGCACGGAATCCGGGTTGCTCAGGAAGTAGCCGCTCACGCTGTGCTGCGTCGGCTCGCCGGTCTTCGCATTGGTCAGCGTCAACTGCCCGGCCTTCACCCAGCCGGCGGCCGCCGGGTCCGCAGCCTCGCCGATTGCCCGCTTCTGGAACACCACGATGTCGGTCACCACCTCGGTGCCGGCGTTCTCTTTGAACGCGGTGCGCGGCAGCCGCACCGCGGCCACAAGGTTCGCGCGGTCGGCGATCCACTGACGCGCCGCTTCGTTCTTCGCGTCCAAGAAGTTGTGCGACACCACCATGGCCAGCAGGCCGCCGGGGCGCAGCTTGTCGATGCTCTTCGCAAAGAAGTAGTTGTGGATCGAGAAGCCCGAGTACGGCGAACGGTCGTCATCCACGATCGGCTCGGAGCCGAACGGCGGATTGCCCACCGCGAGGTCGAAGTACTCGGCCGGCGCTTGGAAATCCTGGAACCCCATCGCCCGCGCAACGCGGGCGCTCGGGTACAGCGCCGCTGCAATTTGGCTGGTCAACGGATCCAGCTCCACGCCATGCAGCTGGGAGCGCTTGCGCATGGCGGCAGGCATCAGGCCGAAGAAATTGCCGGTGCCGACTGCGGGCTCGAGCACGCGGCCGGCAGCGAACCCCATCCGCTCCAGCGCCTGGTAGATGCCGCTCACCACCACCGGTGCTGTGTAATGCGCGTTGAGCGTCGAGGCCCGGGCTGCCTTGTATTCGGCGTCGGTCAACAAGCCGCGTAGCTCGGCGAACTCCTTGGCCCACTGCTTGTTCTGCGGATCGAAGACCCCCTTCAACGCTCCCCAACCAACGTAGCGCGCGATCTGCTTGCGCTCGTCCGGCGTGGCCTTGCGGCTCTCGGCGGCCAGTGCCTTCAAGATGCGGATCGCCGCAATGTTGTCGCGGTACTTCTTGGCGAGCCCGCCCTTGCCGATGTCATCGGCGTCCAGCGTGTGGTCGGTCGGCTGGTCGAGCTCGGGCTTGGGCGAGGCCGCTCCCGTCGCCGGGTCAGCTACATCGTCGGTGGGCTGTCGCTCAGGCCGTACAGCTCTGCGATCTCGTGGCGCGCCAGATGCCGGTTGCCCGGGTCGCTGTACGCCCTCCGCTCGGCTTCTTCCTGCTCCTTGAGCGCCGGCAGAAACTCGTTCGCCGCGATCAGCGCCTTCACGCGCTTCGGCCACCCCAGCATCCACCGGTTGGCTATTTCCGTCGCCAGCGGCGGCAGAGCGCGCAGCGCCTCCTTGATCGGCGCCGGGTAGTGGTTGGGGTGGTACAGCTCCTGCATTTCGTCCATTTTCGTCTCCAGAGGTTGCAGCAGCAATGGGCTGTGCGGCCGGCTCGGCAACTGGCGCTTCTGCTGCGGGGCGCGTGAGGGTCGGCGATACGGGTTCCTTGAACCGCCCGGCCGCCACGCCGGCCTTGAATTCGTCCACCGACATGGCGGTGACAGGCCCCACCTTCCAGTCGGCGTCGTAGCTGCCGCGGTAGGCGGCCACAGCCTCGGTCTCGCTCTCGAAGCCAAGGAGGGCCTTCGCTTCGTCATAGCTGCCGTCCGGGTTGATCTGGTCCACCACGTAGACGGTCGGCGAGGTCGCCGCGGCGGGCCCGACGAACACATCCACATGATCACCGTCTGCCGCTTCCGAGCCCTTCACGTAGCCGTAGTGCGCGGCCATCGTGTTAGACCAGGCGCGGCCGTCGGGCGACGTGCCGCTGCGCGTGCTGCCGCTCGGGTTCTCGATGCTGATCCGCAGGCCCTGCACCTCGGCGCCAGACAGGTGGCCCATCTTGTAGTTGCCGGCTTCCTTCTGGGCCTGGCTGGGCTCGGGCAGGTCGTTCTGCGGGCTCGTCGCGGCTCCGTTCGCCGCTGCGTCCACTGCTGCGATCGGCGCAGGCGCTTGCCGGCCGCCTGCGCGGAGCTGTTCGCTCTCGACCTGCGCGATGTCGTTGTCTCGCCGCAGAGGTGTGCCCGGCTCGGCGGTCGCGCGCCGCTCGGGCAGGGCCACCAATTGCGCGGCGGCATCGTCGGCCGGCGACTGAACGGGCTCGGCGGCGGGCGCCGGGGCGGCGGCGGCTGTTGGTTCAGCACCTTTCGCCCGCACGATGAATCGCCGGTTGTCCGGGACCACCTCATGCGTGTCGGCCAAGCCAGAGGCGTCGACGAACGTCTGCGCCTTCTCCCCCGAGAGGAACCACGCGCGCCCTTCCTCCACGCGGCGCATGGCCTTGTCCCGCTTTGCGGCGGAAACGGCCGGCGCCGGGGCTGGTCCTTCGGGCAGGCCCCGGGCCGCAGGCGCGGGCGACGGGATCGGCCGGACAACGGAATTCGTCGCGCCTGCGGGAGATTCCGCCGGGGCAGCGGTTGCGCCGCGTTCGTCCGCGGGCGCGTCACGGCGCGCGCGAGCCTGCGCGACGCCCTCCTTCACGCTGACGGGCGCTGCAACAGGGGTCAGTGCTGCCAGCTCTGCTTGCGCTCGATCGCGCTCGGCGATCAGGCGCTGGTCCCATCCGTTGGCTTGAGCCTGCTGGCGCACGAAATCGAGCCTGCTCTGTAGTTCGGCGGCTCGGCCCGCCGGCTGCGGCGAGATCTCACCGGTCTCGGCATCGACAGCCTGCGCCAGCGTTCCGGCCTCCTGCGCCGGGGCCGCTGTCGGCGTCTTCGCTCGCGATTCATCTGCTTCGGCTTGCGCAGCGAGTTGGGCGGCCGCATTCATCACATCGTGTGCACCACCGTCGACCGCCAGCGCCGCCGCGGTGGACAGAGGCCCATCAGCCGGGTTCAGGCCCATGGTCTGTGAGGGAAGCACGGGAGGCTGGTCGTTCACGAGCGCCAGTCCGCCCATATCGATCTCGCGCGCGGCGGCCGCGGGGGCTGCATCGAACGGCACGCCGTCGGTGGGCGCCGTCGGCATCACGTCCAAGGGCGGTTGCCTCGCGGGATCACGCGGATCGAACGTGCGCTGCACGCTGGCCAGCCCGCCGTCGACTGCGGGCAACCCGCCCACCGGCGCGGGGCCCGTGGCTTGCTCTTCCGGCAGCAGCGACAGTTGCTCGCTGGAACCGTCGTTCGCCGAGGCCTGGGCCAGCTGCGCGTTGCGCTGACTGCCAACGCCGTGCAGCAGGGATGCGCCGCCGCCCACGGCGGCACCTGCCAGAAAGCCGGCTGCGCCCGCCTTGCCCACAGCCTCGCCCACCGGACGATCAAGCGCCAAGTTCTGCAGCGCCTGCTCCGACATGGACTGCGGCAGTTCCTCCAACACGCCTTCGGACAATGCCCCCTCGGCAACCTGCCGCGCGAGCGAGCGCTGCGACGAAGGGCCTGCGCCGCGGAGCGCGCCCTGCGCGAGCATGGTGTCCGCATCGCCGATGCCCAGCCGCTGCGCGATCTTGCCGCCGGCCGCGCCAAACGCGGAGGTAGCCACACCCGTGGCCGCCGAGAGTGCCGACTGCTTGGGCGTCAGCAAGCCGTCTTCAGTTTCTTGCCGGATCTGCTCGGCTTGTGCGCCAGCTCCCAGCACGCCCTCGCCGAGTGCGCCGGCGACGGCTGGGCCGATTTTGGGTGCCAGCTTCATCACGCCGCGTGCGACACCAGCGCCGCCGAGCATCTGCGGCACCGATTCGCCGATGCTCGTCGCGATAGTGCTGGGGTTCTCGAGCATCGCCTTGGCGGTGCCGACAAAGCCCTCGGCCTGCTGCACCTCCCGGTTGGCGGCCTTCTGGGCATCGGAGTACTGGTCGTCGAGGAACTTCTGGGTTTCCTCGAAGCGCACGCCTGCATCCTCCAACGCCTTGCCCGCCCGGCCGCCGGTCACGATGTCGGCCACGCCGACGACGCTTTGGGGCAAGCCCACGGCGCCCTTGAGCGCGGTCACGCCGATGTCTTTGGCAACATCGAGCGCGCTGCGCTTTGGGGCCTCGGGCGGGTCCAGTTCCCCATTGAACGGGGTGAGGTTGTTGGAGGTGGAGTCGAGTTGCCCGTCGAAGGGCTTGATTTCAGAGCCGGCCATCACGCCAGTCTTCCGGCGCGAGCCCTATGCGTCGAACCCTACAGGGGAGCGCCGCGCGGCGCGTCAGCCGCCGATGAACCGGCGCCCTTGCGCATCCTCATAGACAGGCTTGCCGCCGGCTGTGCCGACTTGGCGCGCCATGCCGGTGGGCAGGTTGGCGCGCTGGCCCAGCCCGTCCAGTCGCTGCACTTCGCCCGTAGCCCGATTGATTTTCAGGGCACTGCCCTCGCTGGTGCTGCCATCCAGATTCTTCGTGGCGGGCGTGACGTGTAGCGACCACTCGCCGTTGGGATCCTTCCCTTGCAAGGCCATGAGGGACTGCTGCGCCCGCGCTCGATCTGCCGCCGGCGCCTTCGGGTCCATGATGACGCGGCGCAGTGCTTCCTGGTCCTGCGCAGCACGGGACTGGAATCCCTGGGCTTCCTGGCGCAGCGCGAGCTCGCCGCGCTGGACTGCGTCGGTCGAAGCGGCTCGCGTGTTGGCGCCAGCCTCCTGAGTTGCCGTGCGCTCGAATGCACCCTCCTGCTGCACCGCCTCCCGCGCCAGCGAGGCCGCGTTGTTGGCCGCCGTGGTGTCGCGTGCAAGCACGTCGCGTGCATTGGCCTCGTCCATGCCGGCCAGCGTGCGCACTTGGTTGGCGGTCAGCTGGCGCCCTTGAGAGTTCGCATAGGGCGTTGCGGCCGCCGCGAAAGCACTGCGGCGCACGCGGTCGGCGTGCGAATCGTCGCCGATGACGGTAAGGCCGCCGGCGGGCTGGAAGCCGCGCCCGCCCGCCTCGCTTGCCGCTCGCTCACCGACTCGCTCCGCAATACCGCGCGCTTCCAGCGCATCGGCCGCTGCCATGTTCTGCGCGCTGGGCCCCGATCGCGGTGCAAAGCCTGCTGCGGCAGCCGCCTGCGAATCACCGTAGCTGTTGCCCTGCCGGAAGACGCCGGGCATGACCTCCGAGGGGGCTGCCTCCGACGAAGGAGCCTGGCCGGCGAGCGGGGTAGCGTCCGCGGGAACTGGAGCTGAAGCCGGCGCCGGCTGCATTGCCGCGGGGCGAACCGCGGGCGCCGCGGCCGCTGCTGGGCTGCCCATGTCGCGCGCACCACTGCCCCACCCTTCCCCGACGCCAGCGAAGCCTCGGCTGGTCGTGGGCGGACCGCTCTGGTCGCCCCCTTTGTAGAGCATCGAGCGGGGATCGGTGAAGGCGTCCATACGGCCCGAGCCCGTCTGCACCCGCGCGGGCTCGAAGGTGGCCGGGCCGGTGGCGACGTAGGGCTGCATCATCCCTCCGCGCGATCCCGCCGTCGGCTCGCGCCGGAAGACGCCGAATGCCGCACCCTGCGTCTGTGCCAGCGGGTTAGTTGCCGGCGGTGCCGCGGGCGGTGGCGGTGCGGCGGCCTGGGCGCGCATCAGCAGACCGAGCCCGGGTTGCCTCTCTTCGTAGCGGATGCCAGTGTTGGCGGCCTGACGGGCACGCTTCTCCGGGTCTTCCACTTCGCCACCGTCGGCAAAGAACATCGGCGGCTCGACCGTGCCAGGCGCGAACCCGCGCGCTTGCGACGCCGGCGCGTGCGTCGCATCCTTGATCGCGTCGAGCGCCTGAACTCCCACGGCGTGCACCTGCTCGGGAGGCAACTGGTATTCGCCATTACTCAGGTTCACGGGCACCTTTTCAGGTTGGAAACCCATCGCCTCGATGTTCTGCTCGCCGAGCTGCTCGGTGGTGTCGGCCGGCAAGATGTAGCTGCCGGGCCGCACCTCGGTTTCGATGCTGTCGGAGGTGCCGGTACCGGGGCCACGCACCGGGCCGCCGTCCTTGAGACCTGCAGCCTTCATTCGTCGCTCGGTTGCGCTCATGCCGGCGTACTGGGTCAGCGCGCGCTCGGGGGCGGAAGCCGGCGCCGGAGCCGTCGTCGCCGACGGTGCGGCAGCGGCCGGTTCGGGGATGCCCATCACGCGCCGCACGAGTCCCCGCACCAGCCCGCCTTCTGCGAGATGCTGTGCTGCGGGGCGCTTGGTGGCAGGTCGAAAGCCTTGCATGGTCTACCTCTTCTTTCCAGATGCGGGCGATTCTTCTGGCTTGGATCTCGAACGTCCAACCCCAGAGGGCGCTCAATAGTTGTAGCTGTAGCTCGTGCTGGTGCTCTGGCTGGTCGAATCCGAGCTGCTCGCGCTGCCCGAGCCGCTGATGCCCGCAGAGACGTGCATGGCCGACATCGCGCCGGCGGCCAACTGCGCGGTGTACTGGCCCAGAGCCTTCGCGGCCTCGAGCGCAATCTGCGCCTGCTGGATGGCGTTCTGCATCCGGACCTGGTACTCGCCCACCTGCATCTGCGCGTACGCGATGTTGGTCCGCGTGTTCATGTCCGCGAAGCGGCTCTGCATTTCGGCATCGGCCACCACCGCATTGGTCTTGGCCCGCCAGCCCTCGACCTGTGCCTGATAGACCTGCGTGCTGTACTGCACTTCGCGCAGGCTCGCGTCGATGCGCGCCTTGAAGGCGTCCACGTCAGCCAGGAACTTCGAGACCTTGGTGCGCGCCGCTTCCATCTTGATCTGCGCACCCTTCACCTTGATCTCAGCCTTGTTGTTCACCGCCTGCACCGTCGCCGCGTAGGCGCGCGACTGCGATTCCAGCACGCCGGCCTTGGCCGCCTCGCCCTTTACGCGGGCTTCGTAGGCGTCGAACTTCGCCTTCTCTGCGCCGATCTGCTCGGCATAGGCCTGCACGTCGGCCCGATAGGCGTCGAACTGGTTTTTTATGACATCGGCGCGCACCTGGGCGCCGCGCATCAGCGAGGTGAAGACCTCCACCGTGGACTGCACGCCCGCCAGCTTCGCCTTGAACACCTCCACGCGCTGCTGGTTGATCTGCCCCAGCGCCACCTGCCCGTCGACGGCCACCTTGTAGGCTTGCAACTTCGCCATCGAGGCTTCCAGCCGCGTGCGGAACACCTGTGCCAGCGTCTCGAAGGCCCCGTTCTGGGCATTGAACAGCGCGATGCGGGCGTTGAAGACGTTGATCTGGCTCTCGGCGCCGAAGCGTGCGACCTCGAAGAGGCGCTTCGCCATGTTCTCGTAGAGGTTCTGGGTCAACTGCTCGAGCGCCATTCCCTGCTGCACTGCGAAGCGGACCTGCTCGATCTCCCATTGCCCGGCCTGGACCATGATGTCGCGGTTCAGCTCGGCCGCCTTGAGCCGGCCCTGCTCCCGGATGACCGCTGCCTGCTTCGCCAGCATGCCCGGCGGCATGGAGAAGCCGCGCGCCGCCCAGGTATCCACGGCCTCCTGCACCGCGCGCTCCGTCTCGGCGCTGTCGCGCTCGCGTGCGCGGGCGAACAAGGCGTCTTCGATGGCGGGAGGCAGGCCGGTACCGCCGGCCATCATCGCCTTGACCTTGGCCTGCAGATCGCCCAGCACCTCGGATTCGTAGGCCGGCTCCACCCAGTTGATGAAGACGTTCGGCACCGCGATGCCGTCGGCATTCGGTGGCGTGGCGTTGAAGGTCGGCAGGTCCGGGAACTCGAAGGTCGGCAGAGTGATGCGCTCCAACTCCTCCATGGCCGGCATGACGATGGCCGGCGCCGCGGGCAGTTCCACCGCCGTGTCTATCTGGGGACGTTGCGGCACCGGAATGGCGGCCATGCCGGGCGCGTCCGGGATGTTGATCGGGATGGCCGTCGGCGGCTCGGGCAACTCGCCCAGGTCGCCGAGATCCAGCCCGGTCAGCAGCGCGTCGATGTCGATGTCGGCCGGCGACGACGGCATCGCCAAGTTGGGCGGCGAGTAGCCCGGAGCATCGCGGAGGTGGAGAACGGGCGGGTTGGCCACCGGCGCAGCCGGGCGCGTCGGTGCCGGCACATCCGGCACTTCCACGGCGCCGATCTGCTGCAGCGCACTGGTCAGCAGCGCGTTGTAGCGGTTCGCCATGACCTCGAGGCCGGCCATTTTCTCGGTGACGGTCTCCACCGCCACGCCCAAGATGCTGTCGGGTTGGATGCCCATCACACTCTCCGTTTCGTCGGCGCCGCATCGACGCTCAGGTTGAAAACCTCGCCTCGCGCCGCGTTCAGGCGCAGGGTGAAGGCGAAATGCGTGCCGCGCAGGCCGAGGCCGAACTTGAAGCGGCCATTGGTCTGCTCGCCCGCCAGTTCGGGCTCCAGCAGGTAGCTGTAGGTCTGCGCCGCACCGGTTTGCGTCGTCGTCACATCCAGCGCAGCGGTGTCGCCCTCCAGCGCGTATTCCAAGAACGCCTGCAGCGGGTGGACCAGCACGCCCTTGCCCACGTCCACGCGCGCCGTCTGGATGACTGCGGCCTGCACGGTCGGCGTGTCCAGGGCATACACCCCGTCCGACGCGAGGCCGTAAAGCGCCCCGTCGATGACGACGAGCGATGCAAACTGCAGGGGGCTGTACCGGCTCATTGCCCAGCCATCGGCATCCGCCGTCCAGGCCTGGCCGCCGGCTTCTTGGCCGAGCACTTCGTCGCCCGCGGCGGCGTCCTCGCGCACGACATCGGCGGCACGTAGATGGTCCAGCACTTGAGCGGCAGCACGCGCCTGCTCGACCGCGGGCGTCTGCGAGTGCCGCGCGTCCAGCAACTCGTCGTCGATCGCGGCGCCTTCGCTGACGAGCACCTGCGCGCGCAGCATGCCCGTTGTCGAATCTGCCGCCGCCGCTGCATCCTGCACCAGCGACGCGCCGAAGGTCGGCGCCGAATCGCCGGCCCGCGCGTCCTCGTCGACCAGGCTGCGCACCCTGCGCTGCGCCAGCACCTGCTCGCCGGCCATGGCCCGCTCGACCACCATGGCCCGCGTGCGTTCAAGGAATACATCGCCCACCTGCGCGGCATCCTGATGCAGCACACGCAGCCGCGCCACCACCGAGTCGGCGATCGAGGCCCGATCGATGATCAATTCGTGCCGGCCGAGTGCATCGACCACGGCGTCGGATGCGACCGCATGCTCCACGATCACCGCGCCGGGCTGGTCCCAGGCTGCATCCGACGCAACCGCGGCATCGGTGTGCAGCACCATCAACCCGAACACCAGTGCGGTCGTGGTGCGCGCTACCTCCTCCGTCAGGCTGGCCAGACCGAGCCAGACCGAATCGCGTGCGACGGCGGTTTCCTGCGTATCGTCTCGGTAGCTACTCATTGATGACCCCGATGAAGTGATGCGCGCTCCGGTTGTCGGCCAGTGCGGTATATCCCCAGCGCCGGCGCATCCCGTTCTGGTCCTTTTCGTAGATGCTGGCGTAGCTGACATCGCCGATCGCGACGTTCACCGCATCACGGTAGAAGTACGTGTCTTCCTCGGGCGAGAAGCCGAAGTACCAGGAGTGAGGCACCTCGCGGTGCGCGGCCACGGCGCCCACTCCCTTCATCGACAGGCTCAGCCGCCCGGCCTGTTCCGCGGGATAGGTCTTCTCGCTGAAGAACGGCTCGAAGCCAGGGGCCTCGCCGCCGATGACCACGCCGCCGGCGTGCTGTGCGCCTGAATAGCGCGAGGTGTACGGGCCGCAGATAGGCGTCACATCGAGGAAACCGCCGGGCGGCAGGTTGTACCAGTTGCCGCTGTCCGCGAAGTCGCTGACCTCGGTTGGCGAGTAGACGAGCGTGTCGATGTAGACCGGAACGCCGTCTTTGGAAGGCGGGTCGCCTTTGTTGCGGTTGTTCGTCTGGCCCATCCAGTGGAACAGGTTGTCGTAGCACCAGAGCTGGTAGGAGGTCGGATCGGCGATCGCATGCTGTTCCGTCTTCTCGGTCTCCGACCGCCCCGAGGTGCTTTCGGTGTACGGATAGAGGATGCAGTCGCGCTGGAACACCGGCACGCACGCCGCCACGTCGATGCCGAACCCGGCGGTGCTCTTCACCTTGGTACGGTGCATGTAGTACCTGGCGCGCGACAGCGAGCCGACGCAATACAGAACGGGCGGCGTCGCAAAGGCCGGCTGCCCGTAGCCCATGTCCGTGCCCGTGATGTTCGTGGTGGTGCTGACGGGCGGCGCTTCCTGGCGATCGTCGAAGGCGCTGGTGTAGAAGTAACCCATCAGCCCTGACAGCCCTGTGGTGACCGTCTTCTCCCACTGGCCCACGATCATGAACTGCTCGAAAGTGCTCTGTTCGCTCTCCTGAAATTTGCGCTCGTCGTAGAAGTACTTCACCACCTGCAGCTCATCGTCCACGTAGCAGCCGAACACAATCGTGTCGCACTTCACCGCGGGGCCCCCGTAGTCGGGCGAGACCATGAGGAAGGA